AATATGAAAGGCAAAAGATATGAGTCAATGGTGGAAGGGTTTCTGGTTCGGCGTACTCTTTGTACTGGCCGTTATTATTTGGTCAATTAATAGTTAGGAGATATTATGTTTTGGTATTCAATGTATGTAAAAATATGCGACTTCATACAATTTAGAATTTGGGGTTCACTTTCAAAGTATTGGTTTGAAATCATCTGTGGTGTGCATGTCATTACTTGGTGGGCAATCATTTGGTTAGTCATGGAGAGAGCATGTCAATAATCTGGAAACTCAATTCAAAAAAAATAGCACAACGATTAGGTCGTAACACTTACGATAAGTTAAGTGATGCCGAGGCAAAGGAAATTGGGTATTCTTATTGTACTGTCTATGACAATAAAGAAGCAATCAAAGAATATCGTAGAGGGTATGAAGAAGAAACAAAAGAACGATTAAAAAGTTATGTGAAAGGAGGTGGTGAGTAGTGAAATATATAGTTGGTATATTAGTTGGATTTTGGTTGGCTTGGTATTTTCCAATCGAAGATGAAATCAATGCAGCCTTTAGTGAAACAGATAATTTTATCACAGCTGTGATGGACGAAATAGATGTCAGAAAAGAAGATAATTCAGTTTCCGAGTAAACAAACTTTTGTTGTTTCTTTTGAGATTGCAATGCCACAGAATATATCTTTACATGATTCAGATATTCATGTTTCGATTGAAGGTACATTTTGTTCAGCAACAGTTGAGGCAAATTCAATTACAGAAGCACGAACTAAAATAGAAAAATGTTTTGAGGAAATAGAATGGTTAGATTAAGTCCAGAAGATGAAGAACGACAAAGAAAAGAAGCTGAAGAAAGTTTTAAACAAGCTGACAGACTAAAACTTCGTATTGCACCAAGTCGATTGTATGTACAGCATATTCTACCTTTTGTCTTTGGATTAATACTTGCATTTTTACTTTTCTCTTGTGGCTTCGATGGTGGACTTGTAATCAATGAATATCAATGATATACACTTTATTTTAAATAATCATTTTTCATGTACAGTTCCAAACCCGACACAGTACCCACAATGTTTTTGGTACTATCTACAACTTTATAAATTAGAGAAAGAAGAAAATGGAAATTGAACTTATAGATAAAATGGGAACAGACTTAACAGTTGTTAATGCAGCCAGAGTTAGTTTCTCAAAAAGAAAATTTACTTTTGAAGACAATGATGAAAAACTCATAGAGTATCTTGCCAAACATAATCATTGGTCACCCTTTGCACATTGTTCATTACAATTTAGAATTAAGGCACCTATCTTTGTTGCACGACAGTTAGTCAAACATCAAGTTGGTCTAGTATGGAATGAAGTTAGTAGAAGATATGTAGATGATGAACCAGAATTTTATATTCCGTTCATGTGGCGTAAGAGAGCAAAGAATATCAAACAAGGAAGTTCATCTGAAGAAGTCGAATGGGACATCACAGACTTTGTAAAAAAATCTAAAGAACTTTATAAAGAAATGATAGACGAAGATATTGCACCTGAACTTGCACGAATGATATTACCACAGAACATGATGACCGAATGGTATTGGTCTGGAACTCTTTATGCGTTTTCACGAGTCTGTGCATTACGATTGGAAGAACATAGTCAAGTAGAAACACAACAAGTTGCAAAAGAAATTCATTATCATACAAAACATGCATTTCCAAAAAGTTGGAAATACCTCTTGACAAATGTAGTTAACCTTGATACAATATAATTATGAGTAAAATAATGTGTGCATCAGATTGTATTCGTTTTAAGATGAGAGATACAGGCGACTTGATTCGTAAACATCAAAGAACGATTGATGAATCTGCTGATGAAAGAGAAGTGAATGCTGCTAAGTATTTAAAACATGAACATCTCAAAGAGATGGATAAATACATCAAACGATTGAAATCTGCAATCAAACAAGAAAAAAAAGATAGAGCCTTTTTTGCATCACTATAAATAAAAGTATGCAAAATACTTCTTTTTTTATGGGCAGAGATGGCTTCATGTGGTTTATTGGTGTCGTTGAAGATAGAAACGACCCAGAGAGATTAGGCCGAGTAAGAGTTCGTGCCGTCGGTTATCATACAGAAGACAAAACTAAAATCCCAACAGAGAGTTTACCATGGGCACCAGTCATGATGCCAGTTACTACTCCGTCTATGAATGGATTAGGTGAAACTCCTTTTTTGGTTCAAGGCAGTTGGGTCATTGGATTTTTCAAAGACGCTCAACATTTACAAGAACCCATCATCATGGGAACACTTCCTGGTAAACCAAATACTTATGCAAATACATCTTCAGGGTTTAATGACCCAGGGAATAATCAAGACTATGGATATTATGATGAAGATACTGAAACCTATTCTTACCCAGTTCGTAAAGATGAATCAGATATTAATCGTCTAGCAGTTCCGACTGCCAAAGATGCAAATGGGGATATCATTACTCATGGTAATCGTTCTGCACGAGATACAGCTGCAACTGAAAATATTCCTCTTGCAAATACGACAACAACATGGAATGAATTAAAAACAAGTAATGATTCATCAAGAGGACATGAAGATAATGTTATTGGTGTATCAACAGAAACAAATGAAGAGAGAACAAAAAAAACAAGAGTAGATTCCGAGTACCCTTATAATCAAGTAAGAGAAACAGAGTCAGGTCATATTGTTGAATTTGATGATACTCCGTTTGCAGAGCGTATTCATGAATATCACAGAACAGGTACTTTCTACGAGATTGATGCTGATGGAAATAAAGTAACAAGAATTGTAGGAAGTAATTATGAAGTTGTTGCCGGTTCTGAATTTGTAAATATAAAAGGTGAATGTAATCTTACAGTTGACTCTAATTGTAGAACATATATAAAAGGTAATTGGGATATACAAGTTGATGGTGATAAGACAGTTGTCGTAAAGGGCAATCATTCTGAAACTGTTTCTGGAACTCAATCATCTAATATCACTGGTGATGTTAGTGAATCATATGGTGCAAATCAAAACACAACTGCATCAGAAAACATTGATATTCGTGGTAAACGAATTGACTTGAACAAGGAATAAAAAATGGCTAAAGGAAGAAAACAAACAACAGTACATATACATGAACCTACAAGTAAAGGAACTTCGATTGGTAGAAAACCAATTACTTCTACAATGAATAAAAATCGAAGAAGAAGTTGGAAGAAGTATCGTGGCCAAGGGTGATGGAGAATATATCATACTGGTAAAGGGTGAAGTAAAAACTTTTACCAACTGGAAAGATATACCTGGTTCTTTTGAGAACATTATTAAATTTAATCCTACACCACCACCTTCACCTCATAGTGAAGAAGACCACGAATACATAAACACCTTTGATGATAAACTTCATGAACTTATGAGTAGAGAGGAAGAGTAATGCCAGCAATTACAAGAAAGGGCGATGCCGATGTAACACATTGTTCAACACCTTTTAGAGAGGGTGCATCTGAAAATGTATTTGTCAACAACATTGGTGTATCTAGACAAGGTGATAAAAATACAGTTCATGTCTTACCAGGTTTACCTTGTCCTTCTCATCAACAAGTTATCACAACTGGTTCTACAACTGTATTTGTAAATAATGTAGGGTGTGGTAGAATTGGTGATGGTATTACTGCGTGTACCTCAGTTGCTGAAGGTTCATCTAATACTTTTGCAGGCGGGTAAACTTTTGTTATAAATAATTTACATAGGGGAAATTTATGCCAACTTCTGGAAGTTTAAATTACGATGCAAGTATTACTAATGAAAAGCGTAGTGTAAAATTATTTAAAGATTTAAATTTAAATTTTAATAAAAACATTATTACAAGTGATATTGCAAAACTAACAGATGTTGAAGCAATCAAAAGAAGTGTGAGAAATCTTGTACAATTAAATCACTATGAGAAACCATTTCACCCAGAGATTGGTTCTAATATTCGTGCAACTCTTTTTGAAAATCTCTCACCGATATCAGCTTCGTTGTTATCAAGAAATATTGAAACTGTTATAAAAACATACGAACCAAGAGTAGAATTAATTAGAGTTGATTCTCTTCCTGATTTAGATAGAAATGCTTACAATGTAAGAATAGAATTTTTCATTGTTAATGCACCGAGTGAAATGGTTTCACTTGATGTTATAGTAGAAAGAGTAAGGTAACATGGCAACAACGGATAAAAGACTTTCAATTACAGAATTAGATTTTGATGATATAAAATCTAATATGAAAATATTTTTAAAGAATCAAACAGAATTTACTGATTATGATTTTGAGGGTTCTGGTATGTCAGCCCTCTTAGATGTTCTCGCATACAACACACATTATCTATCAATGAATGCTAATCTACTTGCAAACGAAATGTTTATTGATACTGCATCACTCAGGTCTTCTGTTGTATCTCATGCTAAAACTTTAGGGTATACTCCAAGAAGTGCACGAGCACCAATCGCAACTGTTAATGTTAATGTAAATACTTCAAGTGTTAATGTTGCAACATTGTCAAGAGGTGCAAAATTTTCAACAACAATAAATGATACTACTTACAATTTTGTTGTTGCAACAGATGTAACTAAAACAAGAGTTGGTGGTAGTTTAGTATTTGAAAACCTATCACTATACGAAGGAACTTTAGTTACAACAAGATATACAGTTGATACAGCAAATGTAGACCAAAGATTTATTATTTCAGATAGTAATGCTGACACAACAACTCTTACAGTTAAAGTTCAAAACTCAGCATCGGATTCTACAACTACAACTTATACTCTTGCAACAGACATTACACAAGTATCAGGTACAGCAGATAATTATTTTTTACAAGAAGTTGAGAATGGTCAATTTGAAGTTTACTTTGGTGATGGTGTAATTGGTAAAGCTTTATCAGATAATAATATTGTCATATTAGAATATGTTGTTACAAACAAAGAAGAAGCAAATGGCGCATCAACATTTACTGCACCTTCTTCTATTGGTGAGTCTACCGACAACACCGTAAGTACAGTTACAAATGCAATAGGTGGTGCAGAATCAGAAACTATTCAAAGTATTAAATTTAATGCACCATTAGATTATTCAAGTCAAGGTCGTGCTGTTACTTCAAATGACTTTACAACAATTATACCAACACTATTTGCAAACACACAATCAGTTCAAGTATGGGGTGGTGAAGATAATGACCCTGCCGTTTATGGAAAAGTTTTTGCTTCTATTAAAACAACAACAGGTTCTAATTTAACATCAACTCAAAAAACAAGTTTAGAAACAGCATTGAAAGCTTATACAGTAGGTTCTGTAAGAACAGAAATTGTAGACCCAGAAACAATTAAATTAAGATTAACTGTTGCTTACAAATATAATTCTACTGCAACTACAAAAACATTAAGTGATATTTCTGCTTTAGTAACAACTACACTTTCAGATTACAATACAAATAATTTACAAGCGTTTAATCAGCCATTTAGATTTTCAGAAATTGTCGGACAAATAGATGATACTGATAGTTCTATTGTTTCAAACATTACGACAGTTCAAATGGCAAAAGAATTTACGCCGACTTTAAATACAGCAACATCTTATACAATAGATTTTAAAAATGCTTTTTATAATCCTCACAGTGGCCACAATTCTGCAGATGGTGGTGTTATCTCTTCAACAGGTTTTATTTTATCTGGTAATACAAATGAACAATTTCTTGGTGATGATGGTGCAGGTAATTTAATTTCATACTACATCTCTGGTACTTCAAAGATAACTGTTAATTCTACCTTTGGTACTGTTGATTATGAAAATGGAAAAATTGTAATTTCTTCAGCAAACATAACTTCAATATCGAATGTTGATAGTGCGACCTCAAGTGTTATTCGTGTTGTTGCAAACCCAAGTTCATATGATGTTGTACCTTTACGAAATGATATTTTAGAAATAGATTTATCAAACTCCACTGTAACAGGTGCAGTAGATAATATTACATCAAGTGCTGGTTCTTCTACAACAAGTTCATCTTCTTCTGTAACCACAGCTGCAACTTCAACCACTTATGTAAGTTCATCTAGTACATCAAGTGGTTACTAATGTCTTCTTCAATATTTGATAAAAAACTTTCACCAATATTAAGTGATGTACTGCCAGAATTTATCAAAGCAGACCACCCTAAGTTTATTAAATTTTTACAAGATTACTTTAAGTATCTTGAATCTGCTCAACTCACAATCACAGGTGAAGTTAATTATGTATTACAAGAAACCACATCTACTAATTATATACTAAATGAAAATGGTGATGAGAATATTGTATTAGAGGATTCTGTTGCAAAGTTTACTGTTGGTGAAACAATTACAGGTAGAACATCAAAAGCAACAGCAACACTTTTAGTAGATGACTTTGACGATAATCAAAGATTATACATTACATCAAATCAAAAATTTATTACAGGTGAAACAATAGACGGAGGTACATCAAGTTCTACTGCTACTGTTTCTCAATATCGTGCTAACCCTATTCAAACAATTCAACAACTTTTAGAATATGCAAATGTTGATAATACAATATATGATTTCTTAGATGAGTTTCGTAATTCATTTATGGAAGCAATACCAAATACACTTGCATCAGGTTTATCAAAAAGAAAACTAATTAAAAGTATTAAAGATTTATATACTGCAAAGGGTACAGAAAAAGGTCATCAACTTTTCTTTAGAATGTTATTTGACCAAGAGG